TGGATGCCGCCGTTGACCATACTACCACCCAGAGACAACACCATAAGGAGGTACTATGGAAGCTAGAAAATACACGAACCTACTGTTGGAAATGATCGAGGAGGGTATCCTAGACAAAGATATAGTAATCAAGGCTTTCTGTTGCTATCTATCCGAGGCAGACGTCGAGGATATGATGCACACGAATGAAATGCTAGACCACGAAGAACAATGAACAAACACGAAACACGTATCGAACTAATGTACAGACTAACATCATGGCTAGGCTGGCTCACGCTTTATATCGTAAGCTGGCTTGTCGGCCTAGGCCTAGGGTTCATGCTATTCTACTGACATGAACCCAGAAGACACAGGATATATAGACTTGAACCATAGGTTCATGCTGGAAACAGACATAGAGGCTATATTCGAGACCTATAAGCATAACCTGCCTATAATATTCGAATTCCTACAGGACAACAATGAAATCAAAGGCTACTCTTTGGATAACTGCGCTGCCCTAGGCAGCAAAAAAGATGGCTTCGTTAAGGGACGTATAATGTTCAAGCTAGATAGATACATAGATGTAGGCTGGGTAATCTCCAGCTTACAAGACCAAGACCAAGACCAAGAAAGAGAAAATAAACATGACAGAAAATAACTGGATGAAAGGTATGACCGACGAAATCATAGCGTCGGTTAAGAGCGAGTTCGCTGACAAGTTCACCGAGCTAGACAAGAGAATCGCTGAGACTACACAGCAGAACGTAGTCTTGGAAATCAAGCAGCACGTTAGCCATAACGTGATTAACTACACCTCGCTCAAGGGCCAGCATCACCAGCTCAAGCCTTTGCTAGAAGTCATGGGGTCTGGAGAACCCGCCATGATTATCGGGCCTACGGGCAGCGGCAAGACTAGGGTAACGCACGCAGTCAAGGATGCCTTGAGCGCAAAGCACTACGCTATCCGCGCAGTCAACAAGCAGACTGCAACGCACGACCTGATAGGCTTCAACAATGCGACAGGCAACTACGTTCCCGGTGTGTTCACCAAGATAATCCAGGAGGGTGGGCTAGCCGTGATCGACGAGATAGACAACGGCAACTCGAATGTGCTGATGATTATCAAGGGCATACTCTCCGGCTATATCTATATGCCGTACGGTATGCAGGAGGTCAACCCTAACTGCCACCTCATGTGTACCGCAAATACATGGGGGCTAGGGCCAGACCGTGAGTACGTAGGCCGCAACGCCCTAGATGTAGCCCTCCTAAACGAGTTCGTCTGCGTCGAGTGGCCGTATGATACCGATGCAGAGAAACTATGGACGTTCTCTCTGTACAAGGTAGTCGATGAACCAAAGATAACTGAGACTCAGTTCCACAAGTTTATCGAACGGTTCCAAGCGATGCGAGAGTACGCCGAGACCAACAAGATACGGGTAATCTTTGCCACGCGCAACCTACGCCAGTGCATTAACCTAATGGCCAAAGCAGGATGGGATGAGTTCGATGCCTTGGACGCTACGGTATTCCGCTCAGTCAAGGGAGAGCAACGCCGTAGGCTACTCGAAGTCTACAGCGAGAAGCGTAAGTCTATCACGGCGAAGAAGGACGAGGACACCAAGTCTACCGTACCCGACGACATCAAGACTATCCTAGACAACGACGACAAGGCTCCCTTCTAAGCACCATGAAAATAGCACACAAAACCATATACTCATGGGAAGAGTTCCGCTCTGCCCTAGACAAGGATCCCAAGCGTAGCGACATCAAGAAGCTACGCAAGTACGCCAGCCATACCGAGACAGACGACGACGCGTGGTACGGTACGAAGTCGTGGACGGAAGCTGTATTCCTTCTCGACGCTGGAGGCTGGGGTATAGATAGACTAGAGAAAACTGAGGTAGACGACTCCATCGTGGAGTCTGTCGCCCCTCTCGAAGAGTACCTTACCGAGTACGTCCCGACTATCGCAGGCGGCATGGTAAACATAGAGGCCGCCGTCACGGACGCTGGCCCCGAACACTTCCTAGAAGAGGAAGAAACCGATACCGTAATAGCGGCAGGCAAACGCTTGCTTACGGTCTACGTCAACTGTTGGAACCACAATGGCATACCGGAGGAGTGTTACTTCCATAGGGGGGCTTTGATATACAAGGCTATAGACCGCCTAGAGTCCTTGGGTTTCGGCTGCGAAGTCATAGCAGTCTTTCCCTGTAGGGGAAACGGTGAAGCCCACGTAACCTACGTCAAGATCAAGGAGTTCCAAGAAATGATCGACGCCGACAGGCTATGTATCTCCGTGTGCGCTACCTTTATGATGCGCCGGTTCCTGTTCCACCTACAAGAGCTAGAGTCCGACGAGATCAGACTACAGTACGGCTACCATGCTGACGGTGGCTACGGTACACAGATACCAATGGATACACTCAACGACGAGGACATTATGATACAGAAAGACAGCACGGAGCTAGTTTTCTGGTACGATGTCTCTGGTCTAACGGACACGAAGAAGATAGAGAAGACATTCAAGAAGCTAATCAAGCGAAAGTTCGTGGAGGTAAAGGAGAAAAATGCCTAGCCTAGCAGCCCAGCTAAAGCAGTTTAAGAATCAGAACATCTACGATACGAAGGGTTTCATAACCCAAGACCCGGACTGTATCGCTATGTTAAAGGCCACCGATAAGCTTGCGCCGCTCGACGATGCCGTGCTTGTCGTAGGCGAGAGTGGCACGGGCAAGGAGATCATAGCCCAGCGTCTGCACGGCAGGCGTACAGGTAGGTTCATTGCCTTGAATCTATCTGCCATGCCTGACACTATGGTACAGGCCGAACTCTTCGGCCATGTGCGCGGGAGCTACAGCGGGGCTGTCACCAGCCGTATGGGTCTGCTGGTTGCAGCCTCCAAAGGTACACTCTTCCTAGACGAGATCGGAGACATAGCCCCTGACATACAGGTGATGCTGTTGCGTCTGATAGAGACACGCCTGTTTCGTAGGATAGGGGAGAACGAGGACACAAAGTTCACAGGCAGGTTCGTCTTTGCCTCGAACTCGCTAGGCGACAACTTTCGTAATGATCTATACCAAAGGATATCAACCTTTAGGCTGGATATAAAGCCATTGAGGCGGCGTATAAAAGACGCGGAGCTTATCCTCAAGGGTATCCTGACCGACGAAGAAACCAAAGACTTGCTTGGTCTAGCGTGGAAAAACATAAAGCCAGAGCAGGGAGTCCTCATGGGTAACGTACGAGAACTGTTGCGCTTGGCCAAACAGTATAGAGTCCTAGGCCGAGACTACTTGGACTTCCGATAACCACAGGTACACACAACGTAGCGATAGGTTATAGCCCTAGTGTAGATTACAACTGGTGACTACAATGTAGCGATAGGTTATGGTGCAGGTAAATCTATCACCGGACTACCAGATTTACATAGACTAAAGAAAAACTTTTAACTATTAACCGGGTTGGCACGATTCCTGCTTATTACTAATCGTTAAGAGGTTTTTCCCTCTTAACACACAAAAAATTTGCGCTAACAGTTACACGGCGCGAAACTAACAGATAAAAAGCATAATGCAAACGATAGATACAAACTACGAGGTGGAGCATTTCCAGTCTGGTGATTGGAAAGACTTCAAGTTTAACGTACCAGAGTTCAAAGCTACGGCTGACGTAGTCTTTAGGTATGGAGAAGAGAAAACGCTTGGCCTGCTGAATCAGCAGATCAGCGCACGAATCCGGTCTACGGTAAAGAACTCGTTGAAGCCTAACGGCCAGACGACTGAAGAACTGAAGGCCGAGTTACTGGCGAAGCACCCTGACTTGGTAATCTACACCAAGGAGGATGCCGACAAGTGGACTCCAGAGAGCGGCGGCGGGGAGACTCCCGGCAAGCTGTTCAAGAAAGCTAAGCTGGCTTTCGCATCTGGGGATATTCCTTTGGGCAAAGAACTGCTTACTCGTATGGAGGAACTAATGGCCGAATCGGCCTAAACAAATCGGGGTAGCGTAGCATGGTGTCGTGGGAGACCCACGAACAGAGTAGTTACTAGCGTTCAACTTGGTGAAACACTGCGCTACCCTCTTATAATTTCCATGGAAAAAGACACAACATTACAGGATCACTCGGCTCTCCTTCGTAAGCTACGATCAAGGAGTTCCATAAGCAGATCAACATATACCCCAACCAACGCACATAAAGTAAAGCCGATTATAGATAAGCTACTTGATGGGAACACGGATATCCTAGTTACCGCAGAGGAAACAGGATATAAAGTCAACACCCTCCATGTAAAGTTATCGGACGGCTTTAAGTTTTTGGTTGACAACTCTACGGAGTATGGCCCAATCTATGCGGAGTTACGTACTCAAGTTGCGCTCCGCAAGACTGCTACCGGTGTCTTGATTTACTTCAAGGACACCATACGTAATCAGATCAAAGCCAAGGAAATGAAGTACGACTTCGCAGACTCTAAAGTCTGGAAGGCGGAGTTTCTCGCTTGGTTACAGGACGCCAAGGAAATGGATACCTTCCGGCGTGAGAACCTAATTATAAAGCACGAAGATATCAAGTGGCTGGAAGAACAACAGAAACTTGTAGACTTCGAGTTCGACACGGTCAAGGACACGCTTAGTGTCGTAAGATAATGCCCTTGGTAGTCATAGCCGCAACCTCTATATTTTTTACCCTGCTATTTATAGTCCTCATTATCATAGATCTACATGACCATTGAGGAACTACTAGACTGCACGGTAGAGAAACTAGAGTCCATGTCGGATGAGGAATTACTCCAACACTTCGACAGTTATCTAAAGCTAACCGAACCGAGGGTAGAGTTAGCCAAGCCGAGGACACGAAAGAAGCGTGTGCCTAAAGAGAAGCCCTCGTTGCAAGCCGAAATGGAACTACTAAAGAAAACCTATGGAATTACTTAACCTAGAAAAAACCGAAGAGGGCAAGCTTATCCTAAAGATAGATGCGTCCCTTATAAAAGAATCAGCCTGCGAGCGTAGGCTATGGTATATGCTATGCCGTGGTCTACGCAAGCGGAACACCAATCATAAGATGGAGTACGGCACGGCAGTACACAAAGCCTTGGAGTCGTACTACTCTGACGGTGACGAAGAGAAAGCCGTCAACGCGGCGATAGACCACTATGTTGATGTCCTCGTACCCGACAAGGACTTCCGTGACCTAGCCCATCTGGTCAACCTGCTCAATCAATACTTCAAACAGGACACGGGGCTTGAGGTTCGCAAAGACCCTGACTCATTGGTGGAGATGCGCTTTGCCTACCCCTACAAGCAAACACCGGAGCTGGACATAATCTTCTGCGGCACTATAGACTTTGTCGGAACCTACTTCGGTAGGCCTGTCATCGTAGACCACAAATCCACAGCAGCCTACAGCCCCGCCGCATACTTCGCATCCTACAAAGTCTCGCCCCAGCTAATGTTCTACAACCTCATCTGGCGTACAATCTTTCCCGAAGAAAACGTAGGCTGCATGATTAACGGTCTGTTCCTTGGCCGGTCTAACAAGAACAAGTTCGAGCGCAGCGAAATCTACGAGTTCAGCAAGGATATGCTGGATAAGTTCAAGGCCTACATCGACGACATGGTCAACAGGCTTATCTTGAGAATGAGTACCATGAAGATTCGCATGAAGTGGTCAGCAGAGTCCGAGGCCGAGGATATCTTTCTCAGTAACTTTGCCTGCTGCGAGACTAGGTTTGGACTCTGCTCGTTCTCTCCCCTCTGCACGGCGAACTCAAGCCGTGACAGGGAGTCCATCGTCAACATGGACTACGTCAACAAAGTCTACGACCCACTACAGTTTCAACTATGATGCAACAAGACTATTACATAAGCGCAGTAGATCAGGTAGTAACCCTGACTCGTAAGTTGGAGGCAGCGTATGAGACATCGTATAGCTCGCTGGCCTTCGCATGGGGTAGGGTACATGAGTTGGAAGAAAGACTAGAAGAATTGGAGAAAGAACATGGAAGTACCACAGAAAACATTAACGGCTAGGCACGACGCCTACTTGGACGGCATGGATAACTTTACCATGCTACGCTACACGGCAGCTATGGAGTCCCTCAACAAGACTCTTGAAGCTACGCTACAGGATAACGAAATGACAGGCATACTGACCGCCGACTGTGTAAGTCACACATCAGCGATACTTGCGGCGGCAGATATGTTGGGCAGTAAGCTAACCGCATTGGACAAGTCTTTGCAGAATATGTCCGTGATGGTAGGGAGGCTAGTAACCAAATGAAAATAAAACTGGATACCGTGGCAGGCAAGCGTGCGCTATTCGTAGCCGCCGACTGCGTTAGTCTGCTGGACAAGAAGCAGAAAGACTACGGGCCGAAGAACATCACTAGGTTTGGTGTTCGTGGTCTAAGCGTGCGCCTCTACGATAAGGTGGAGCGGCTCGCAAATCTGCTAATGGACAAGGAGGAAGATCCGCAGAACGAACCGTTGGAGGATACCTTCAAGGACATTGCGAACTACGGACTCATAGGCCTTATGCTTCTGCGGGAGCAATGGCCGGAGGAAGAACAGCTAGAATTTGACACCTTCTACGGTGTCATTGAACCAGAGACTAAGATAGAAATAACAACAGGAGCAGAGACAGAGGAAGAAAAAGAAAATGTATAAACCATTGATCGCAATTGTGGGTCATAGTGGCAGCGGCAAGAGTACGGCGTTGCGTAACCTAGACCCGAAGACAACCTACATCCTAGACTTGGAGCGCAAGGGATTCCCTTTCCGTAACGCTAGTAGGTTCAACATCATTCCCGTGGAGAACGCCAACGCTTTCCCTAGGGAACTGGACAAGGTTCTAAAGGAGGACAACTGCGAGGTTGTGGTGGTCGAATCGTTCACCAAGTACGTGGAGCAGGTTCACACGCTGGCTACCAACTCGTTCAAGGGCTACGATATCTGGTCGTTCTACAACAGGACTATCCGCAATATGTTAGACTCCATCAAGAACGATAAGGCTACAATTATTTTCACCGCCGTAGACGACATCGTGAAGATTCCGCAGATTACAGGCGGCGAGACCTCGCATCGCAGGGTCAAGGTGCAGGGTAAAGTCCACGAAGGCGCGATAGAGAAGGAGTTCCTCATGGTCTTGTTCACTGAGGTTCGCAAGAATGAGAAGACCGAGGAAATGGAATACTTCTTCCAGACTAACACGGATGGTGTTACGTCAGCCAAGACCCCAATGGGTATGTTCGATGAGCTACTCATCCCCAATGACATCGTGACGGTGCTGGAGAAAGCAGAGGAATACTATGCCTAAGAAACCTAGGGTAACATTAGGGCGGTTGTTTGTGGTATCAAACGACCACAAACACAGAGCAGCCAACAGGTCGTACATCTTTACGTACCTTGAGGGCAAACACAGACCTGTCCCATATCTATTCACGGACGGGCAGCTAAAGGAAGCCAGAGAACGGGCAGCTAATAACACCGAGGACTGTCTGCCTCTATCTAGATGGTGGCAGTTTTGGAAATGACAAAGAACAAAGCACTCTACATAAAGTTTAACGGTTCGTATAGGTTCATAGGAAAACACATAAAGAACAACATCATACGTGAGTTTCCTTTTGCTAAATCAGTCTTGTGGCAGAACAAATCGTTTAGCTTTGACAAAAAACTTCTCGACTACGCAAAGCAGAATGCTGTTGAGAACTTTGTCTTTGCAGATTTGCACAAGAATGTTTACTTACGCTTGAGTATGAACTCAATTTTACAAAACGGTTCAGACGGAGACTACGGTTACGGACTACAGTGGTATGTACCCATGAGCGTTGGTGAAGAGCTAGAAACCTACAAGAAATCTCCCTACGTTAGTGGGCCGAATAGTAATTTTATACTGTAATGAATTTCCCTATGAGTGTAGGGGATACGTGTAAGATACACTACGATAAACATAAACTACAATACATAATAACTAATGGCTAAGATCAGTCTAAAAGATATTACGGAAAGTTCGGGCAGGCCTTACCTCCCGAACGGTACATACACGCTTCGCATTGTCGAGGCAGAGCGCAAGGTCAGCAGCAAGGGCAACGATATGGTTGCCATTGTAACTGAGGTTGTAGAACCCGCAGAAGTCAACGGGCCTAGCGGCTTTGTTGAGGTCAGCGGTGTTCAAGTCAGGGACTACCCGCTGATTCCATCACGGAGTCTAAAGGAGTATCACAAAATCTTCAACTTGCCCGACGAGTTCGAGTTGGAGGATTACGACGAGATTGCAGAGGGTCTCAAGGGTAAAGCATTTAAGGCTGTACTCTACACAAAGTCAGAGTCTAGAATGGACGAGATCACGGGTAATCCCATGATCGACCCCATAACTGGGCAACCGTTAGCGAGTTATCGCTACAACGTGGAACGCAGACTAGAAGCTGCTGAAGACCACGATATGTCTGGGTTCTAGTCTCTAACGAGACTTGCGGTATGGTACGTAGGGAGACCCTACGGCGGGTTAAATTTATTTTCCCTCTGAAACAAACGCAAGTCTCACTTATAGAAAATAAACATGAAAAAAAGCAAAACTAAACCCAGATCAGATAGCAGGGTCAGAAGGTATTGTTCTCTAATGATACCGGAGTCTTTGCACCGCAGGCTAAAATCAAAGGCCAGAGACAAGCGTATGCGGCTCAATCAATATACACCACGCCTTTTGGCCAAGGCATTACGACACGAAGATGACGGTCTTTGAACAAATAAAACAAGAGTTGGACAGTTTGGCTCCCAAGAAGACGCAGGACTGTGAAGCATTGGCGCATAGGCTAAAGGATCTAATGGCTAAGGTAATGGTCGTCGGGTATAAGTCCGGCTTCCAAGACGCTGCGGCCTTGGTTATAACCTACGCTGACGATCACTTCAAGAAGAACGAGGACTTTAACAAGGAGTCCGAAGAGATCGCCACGGAGAAACTCATGGATTTGGAGTTTCCAACCGATGCGTCATAAGCCCACCGAGGCGTACTCTGGACTAACTGTTGTAATAGACACGCCCTCGCGGTTTGACCGACACGTTCTTTTGAGCGGTTATGCGGGGGCGTTTTTTGACTCTACGCTTGCAGTTGGTCGGTACTCTTGTGACCTGCGTACTATGTCTACGTTGGGTGCAGGGTTGTTGCCGGAGACGAAGGTAGTCTTGTTGCTTGGTCGTAAGTGTCTGTACCAGCACAAGCCGGGAGTGAGTCTTGATGAGCAGAGGGGGAATCCTTGGCTGGAGAATGGTGTAATCTACCTTGCGTCCTATATGCCGCAGGATGCCTTTGACCGTAAGAACTACTTCAACCCCAACGAAGACTACGCCGGGGGCAGCGATGACGACAAGGTAACACACGGGAAGACTAAGCGGCAGAACTGGAGGTTTTGGCTACGGAAGGATATCCGCAAGGTCTGTCGGTATCTTATGGTAAAGCCAAGTATGGGGGATTTCGATGAGGTAATCTACCCGGAGCTTGAGGATGTAGTCAGAGACCTCACGGAGACCAAGGGTAAAGACCTGTTCTTCGATGTCGAGACCATGAGCGATTTGACGCTCACTTGCTTTGGGTACGGGTGGTCGGATGCCGAGGCTATCTGTGTCCCTATGTACGAAATCCCGCGTCAGGCGTACTACTATGGGGGTCAGGGTACAGCCAGAATTTTAAGAGCCTTGGCGGTGGCATTTCGGGACAATACGGTGGTAATCCACAACGCCATGTTCGACCTCTTCGTCATGGCCCACAAGTACGGTATCCCATTCCCCCGCAAAGTCTACGACACCATGCTTTCGCACCACCGACTCTACCCCGAAGTCGAGAAATCCCTAGGCCATTGCATCTCTCTCTACATAGACCGCGAGTACCACAAAAACGAGGGCGTCTTTGAACCCCGCAACCAGCAGCAAATCCTCTCCCTCTACCACTACAACGCCAAGGATGTGGTAAGTCTCGCCCTGCTTAAACCCAAACTCGAACGCCACGCGGCACAACTCTACGCCAAGGAAAGCATAGACCAGGTAAACGACAGCATCATACCGTACCTGACTGCCATGTTCCAAGGTATCAACTACAACAAACGTGGGCTGGAGGACAAGATGGTATACAACACCCGCTACTGCGCCCAAGTCTCTCGTATGCTGCGGCTTCTCGTCGGCTACGAACTCAACCCCAACAGTCCCAAGCAGGTCTCGAACTATCTCTACAAGGGTATGCTTTACAAGAAGCCAGCTAAAGACCTGACGAACGAGAAGAACCTGTTGCAGTTGCGACTGAAGCACCCGAATCCCGTACTCACGCTTATACTGAAGTACCGTGAGATAGCCAAGCAGTCAGGCCAGTTGAAGTTCCCGCCGTACGTTCCACGTGGAACAACCAAGGAAAGGATAACCACAGCCTACAATCTGGCCGGGACTACCACCTTTCGCCTAGCCTCTAAAAGACTGCTTGGCAGATGGGGTACTAATGTGCAAAACTTTCCCAAGGGTTTAAGGAAACTCTTCATTCCAGATGAAAACAAAGTCTTCGTACAGGTCGATCAATCGGGAGCAGAAGCCCTTGTCGTTGCTTATCTTTCTAACGAGGGTAACTTTCGCAGCCTCTTTCTACATGGGATTAAAAGTCATGTGTACGTTGCCCTTCGTCTGTTTGCCGAAGTGTGGTCTACAGAAATGGGCCGTTCGGTCAATGAGTTCTGCCTTTCGCCAATTGCCGAAGTTGCTTCGCTGCGAGGATGGGAAGAACTCGACCGTCTGATAAAGTCCAGCGACAACTGGATTGCATCCAAACGCTACTACTTCATAGCCAAGATGGTCTGTCATGCCAGCAACTATGGCATGAGGCCTCCCACGTTCAGGGTTAACCTACTACAGAAATCCGAAGGCAAGGTCTCTATATCCCTCTCCGAGGCCAAACGATTTCTGAACACTTACCATGACCTCTTTCCTGAAATACGCTTGTGGCACATGGACACGGTTAATACACTGCGCCGTGAGGGTATCTTGCGTAATCTATTCGGCTACCCCCGTGTATTCACCGCCAACATAGACGAATCCATGTATAGGGAAGCCTACGCATTCGTACCACAGTCAACCGTGGGTACGATAACAAACCTCACGTTTACCAAGATGCAGCAGAAAATAGAAAACCCTCAAGATCCGCTATCCTCCATGAACGTGGACATCCTACAGAACAACCACGATAGCGTCCTACTCCAATGCCCACCCGAACACTCGGACTACGTGGCCAAGGAAACCATGACCATAATGAACTGTGATCTAGTTTCGCCACGCGGTGAGAGTTTCTCAATGAGAAGCGAAGCCTGTGTCGGTGATACATGGGGAGGTCTGGCGTGACGAATCTGGAGAAGTGGCGGTTGTATCTGGAAGACCTTGAATCCCCAAACCTCTACATAGATTGGGGATTCTATTTTATGATAAGCAGTTGCCTGCAACGTAGGATATGGACTTCGCAGGGTATCAACGCAATCTACCCTAATATGTTCATGCTGTTGGTTGGCCCACCGGCCTGCGGTAAGAGTCGCCTGATCTCCATGATCTCCGACATCATACAGGACTCTGACCTACTCATTATGAGCAAGAACAAGAAAGATACCGAGCCGCTCTTTCCCTATACCGCAGACAGCATCACGGCAGAGGCTCTCAGCAGATACTTGGCCGAAGAATGCACGAAGCTTTTTGAACTCGACGACGGCAGCGAATACGTCCATGCATCCTGTATGATGCTGATAGAGGAACTCGGAGTCTTCCTAAAGAAACGAACCGAGGACACCGTGAATATGCTCAACCAACTCTACGATGCTCGCAACTACCGCTACTACACGAAGAAGCAGGGTAAAGACAACGTGCAAAACGTGTGCGTGTCGATGATAGCAGGCACGACCCCGGCGTTCATCCGCGAGTGCTTCAATGAGAACCTTATATCCCAAGGCTTCACCTCCCGCTTTGTTGTAGTCTACCAAGATCAGCCGCGCTTCCTCCGGCAGTTCACCGGCTTCGATGACAAGCACAAGCAGGCTAGGGCAGACTTGGTTCAGCACATAAAGAAACTCTCCAAACGCTGCGGCCCCGTACCTATGTCGAAGAAGTGCGCGGCCTACCATAAAGAACGCTACGAGAGCGGCTCGTACATAAACAACAGAATCAACACCAGCCCCAAGCTGGATATGTACTACGCCCGGAAGAACATCCACCTACAGAAGCTCGCCTTGGCCGTGCAGATGGGCAGATCAGCAGAGTCCAAAGAGGTTGAGCTGGAGTCATTTAAGGAGGCAGAGAAATTCATTGCAGAGACAGAGATTTTCATGCACCTTAGCTATGACCTAACAGGTAGGAATGTGATACACGAATTTACGCGCAAGCTTGGTGAGTACATAAACAACGCAGACGACGGGGTATCCCACAAGAGATTATGGCTAGATTGGCACAGCGATCTGAAAAAGGACGAACTAGAGGCAGCACTAGAGTTTCTAATGCAAACCGATCAGATCGTGGCGGCAAAACGCGGGGGGAAATTAGTCTACCTTCCAAAATCAAAATAGCCAACCTCGTATTCAAGTTGAAGTTTATCAACCTCGACAGCAAGGAGATTTGTGACAGCCACGGCTGGGTGGATTTTAGCAGAGAGCTTATCGCATTAAACCCGGAACAGTCAGCCGAGGCCTTGCACGATACGTTTCTCCACGAGGTGATTCACGCTGTCTGTTACGTAATGGCTATCAAGATGGAAGAGGGTGACGAGCAGATGACACGCAGGCTCGCCACAGGTTTGTGTATGGTGTGGAAAGATAACAAGAAAGCATTCGATTGGTGGCAAAACCTAATCTAACGTGGTGGGAAAAAGAACGAAGACTTATGCAAGACGAACTAGACGAACTAGATGAACTGTTAGGCGACCTGGGCAAGCTGAAGAAACCACCAAAGCGGGTAAGAACCAAACTCTCACACGAGACTTTAGCACAGGATTTTAGCACCAAACACAAGCAGATCGAAGAGTTACGCAGGAAGCTGAAAATCTAACTACCAGCTCCCATTCCAGTACCAGCCCCAACTATCATACCGCTTGCCGTTGATCTCTGTTGCATTCCACTCTCGGTTGTATCTGCCGATACCACCCATTAAACTATACCAATCGTGACTGTTCGGGTCAGGCACAATGGCTCTGTCTCGTAGCCAAGCGAGGTCGCGGTTGTCATCGGAGACGACTATTGTAGATCGTGTAGTTGGTGTTCCTGCGCCTCCCGGTATGTGCTTTGTGTCTTCCTCTAACCATCGCCGGAACTCCACATGGCCATCGACGAACGAAATCACGCTGCCGTTGTTGTGGTATACACCGGGCCAATCCATGCTGAAGACGCTTTTCTGTCCCGTCTTCAACGGCACAACGCGGAAGTTTCCCGCGTTGATAGACTCTGCTGGCATCTCGATAAACGTGAATAACTGGGAGGCAGACCCCACATCTGCATAGGTGTGATGCACCTTGTACTGGTTATCGTACATGAACGGCCAGCCTGACCAACCCCCCACGAAGATATTCATCGAGTAACTGCGCGGACGTAGCTGCTGCTGGACGTTTGTGCCGCTACCCTCACCAACAGCCTCCCAGCGGCCTGTCCACTTGACTGTTGATTTATCACCGGGACAGCGGAATATCCTCATCCCTGCGTAGTCTTTCAGAGGCGACCAGAACAGCGCACGATCAGTCTGCGCCCAAGTAGACCACTCGCTTACGCCGCTCATCGAGTCTGCCACCCATGACCAACGCGCTGACGGTTCATTGTGCCACGCGCTAGCATACGGGAACCTGTCGCTATGGTCGTCAGCGAACTCTTTAACAGCTAGATTCAACTGCTTGTGGTTGTTGAGGCAAGCTGCCTGCCAGCCGGTGCGCTTGGCAGAAGCCAGTGATGGTAACAGTAGGGCGGCTAGGATCGCAATTATTGCAATCACTACTAACAGTTCAATAAGCGTGAACCCACCCTTTTTTCCAACAGCCACTGTAAGAGAATCTTGTGGCGTAGGCTAGAAGTCAAGATTTATCGTCGCTCTCTAGTAGCTCCCAAGCATTCTCGTAGATGGTGTACTTGCACTTTTTACCGCCGTAAATCTTTAAGGTTACGCTCTTTACTGCATCGAAGGGCAACACCCAGAACTTTGAGCAGTCCAAAGCACAGCAGATAAAGAAATCCACCGTGGATTTATTGTACATAACTTTCGTCTTGCACCCGTGGTTGGTTTGAAACTGGAAGTTCGGTGAGTTCTCGCTGGGGTAATGGACAAGACTCTGCGTAGTCTTAATTTGTATTCGCCAGATTTTACGGCCCTTGCTGGCTAGAAGATCGAAAGCAGAACTGTCGCTTAGTGGGTGCGCTATGTTCCAACCGTGTTCGAGTAATTTTTCTGCAACCAGAAACTCTCCACGTTGTCCAATGGCTCTGCGGTTCTTTGTTGGTTCTGATTCAGGCAAAGGCTAAAGTTGTGTCGTTTCATTCTTTTTCTTCTTAAACGCCTACTTTGTCAAGGTTTATCTCCCTGTGTTTTAGTAACCTTTGGTGGCTAGAAAATCTCTAAGACCCTCCTGAACTAGCCGCTTGCGAACCTGAGACAAAGCTTCGTCCCTCTGTTCACGCAGCACGATATCACGCACAGCTTCCTTGCTCTTTGTTCGAGCGATGAAGTCTGCGAACTTGCGTGATTCCCTTAGTGAGAAAGCATCAGTCACGTTGGGATGAAGTTTCTTGTGCTTGACGTATCCTTCTTGTAGAAGACGCTTGAACTTGCTTGGGTCTACGCCACTCTTGGTCTGCGAGCGTTTCCAAGCACTCTCCATGAACGGCTTTACAGTATCCTGTAACTGCTCCAAGGTCTCAGAGTTGCGGAAAGCAGACGCAGGTGTCTTTTCATAACGGTCAAGGTTCGCCATAAACCGTGAGCCGTAGTCACCACGATAGAGACGCTTAAAGACCTTGAGGTCACGATCCATCTTTGCACGCTCAAACTCAGAAGCCCTACCCCTAAACACACCTGTACTCAAGGCCTCGTCCAGCGTCTGTGCAACCTCTGTGTGGGCCAAGGCTTGATTACGGGCAATACGCAGCGTCTGGTTAAGGTTGGTCATAACGTCTTCCAGAAAGCGTAGTGAGGTAGACGGGTCACCTATGTTTCCTGATCTCAGGTAGGAGAATGCTGACATTAGAAAACCCTTGTCGAAAACAAGCCCCTCCAAAGCCGGAAAAGTCACAAGAGAAAAGTCAGCCGCACCACTCTTACCGGTGTACATCCTAACAAGATCATTACCCAGTGCAGACAGTATGCCAAAGTAACCACTCAGGTTAGCCAAGTGCATGGCATGATAAATGAAATCTGTCATACCAGACGGTGACTCCAGAACTTCCTCAAGTGATGGCTCGTAACTTTCTTTCCCGTTCATCATCTTGCCAATCTCATTGAGCGCAGTACCCATAACAGCCGCGCCAAGCGTAGCCTTGATGAGCGGTCTAAAGTCTCTTTTGCCGTAGGTTTTCTTGTCGAGGATGGGCAGGATTACGTCCTTTTGGTAGCGGTTGAATTTCTCCACAGACCATCTGGATAAAGACAAGACGTAGCTACCTTTGCCGCGTATCATTGTGGACGGTACGCCGCGAACGCCATACGTGCCTTGATTGATCTCTACCCAAGCTGTCGCAAGTTTTTGGATATCGGATTCCGTAATTTCCGTGGGATTCTTCCGAAGCCTGACGGTATCAACATCTGCAAACCGCCCCATCGTTGTAAGTATACGCTGCACGTGCGGATCTTTGGATGCGCTGTTAAGGTAGCTACGCATCAGCAGCTTCCCTAGGCTAAACTGTATAGCCCGTGTGCCTTTCTCGAACAGCTCACGACCTGACCACTTCTGCGAGAAATCAGCCACGGTAGAAAAGGAATCTGCCACCTCGTCCACGCTGCCCATTGCAAACTCTATAGAAGAAAACTTGTCACGATTCGCACCGGCCCTGTGACTTTGCTTCCACGCATCCCCAAAATGCGTTACTGCCTTCAGCATCAGGGGATAGTCCTGTAGCCTCATGTAATGGGAAGCCTTCTCGAAAGCGGTGGCAAAGTCACGCGCACCAGAGTACAAACCAAGCCAGTTTGCGGTTATCATCCTGTTGGCTCTCAGGACAAACAAATCCATGTCATCGTGAAAACCCGCATGAACCTCATCTAGATTGTTAAAAGTCTCTTGAGCGCGATCACCGTAGCCGACATCCACATCATCACCGAAGTGTTCCTTCAGCGTAGGTGTCGTTGGCTCTCTGTCACCCACCTTGCGGTGTGTATACATACCCGTCTGGTCAGGAAGATCACGTATTGCCCGTACGATATTATCACTCTCGATCTGGGTATACCACGCCATGTCCTTGGCGAAACGTCCGGCATACCGCTGCGCTCGTATAAACGGGTCAGGGTCTATCAAGTCTACCGGCATACTCAAACCCTCCGTCTTCCTTAACGCCTGGAATTTCGACGCACCAACAAGACTTTTCGTTTCACCTCCGGTTGTCTTGTAACTATCCTTGTTGTTGATGACGGCGACGTACTCCAAGAGTGTGTCACGCAACTCGTTTTCACTAAGATTAGACTCTTCCTTCCAATGCTTGATGATCTTGTCCTGTAAGTCTTTGCCTTCTTTCGTGTGGGACTTTTTACGAAGGATCGTTGAGGCATCACGACTCAGCATATACGGATCATAGGTCTTATCCACATGATCCGGGTCGTTGCTGACCTTTACCCAGCGATTCTTTCTCCAGACCATCGGCCCGTTGGCTGCGTGTTCCAAGCGTGTCTCCGTGAAGAACCTGTCGAGTGTCTCGTTGGCTGCGTGAAGCTTGCCCTTGATTTGTGGTTCAAGCTTGTCGAGTTCGTCCCTTACCTTGCGGAACTCCGGGGTATCATCGAAGTCTCGTCTTTCTCGTCCTCTGACCATACGACGCAAGGTTCTGTAGCGTCCAAGCAGCGTTACATCTGCTTTGTTTAATCCCAAAGTCCGCAGCTCCATAATCAGAGGTTCTACAAACCTGCCAATGTAACGCTTCTCCACCATCTCCAACCTGTTGTGCGCGTCCCTAATATACAAAGCCTGCTTCTTGGTGGCGTCCGTGATCTCGGAATTTAACAGCCCCTTGAACGGCCTCACCAGCAGTTGATCTGTCTCTGCTATGGAGTATTGAAGTTTCTGAAGCCACCAGCGGGGATCAACAAGCATCGTGTACTCTTTGCCCTCTAAGGGCGAAAGTATACGCCGTTCGGGATCGAACGCCCCTATGTCCGTGACGAACTTGTCGAAGGTTTCCGCCATGTGTTTGGCGCGGTCACGGCTGGAAGCAAAGAGTGCGATCTCATCATCGGAAAGAGTACGCTCACCGACTGCACCTTTTTGGTATCTCATGCTAGGCTTCGGCCCGAAGCGTTCGCCCAAAGGTATAACCCTGTCTGAGTCTATATCACGTGTAACAGGATCGGCAGACTTAATCTGGTTGGCCTCAAAAACTATGTACGAGTCGTTTGCCCAATCAGTCTTTAGCCTGGATATCTCGTTTTGGTTTGTGTACTTTATAGAATCATAACCATGCTCGTTTAGGATAGACCTTACGGCATCCACGCGCTCGGTCTTTGACATTGCGTAAGCGGGATCAGTTGTTTCAAGAACCCTAGCCACCGGGGGCATTTCTGCTGCCTGCTGCTGCCGCAGTTCGAGAAATTCACGAACGTCTCCGCCTTCTGAAGCATCTTTAGACCTCCTAATTCGTACGTCAACACTGGGATCAAGCAGGGTTCTTTCGAGATCGTCAGCGAGTGCAACCATATTTGACTTACGCAAAAGATTCACAAGCTGTGGTATAGTCCAAGCACCAGCATCCTCATTAAAAACAAGCGGCCTTTCAGCCTTGAAATAGACGTTAAATAAATCACTTTCGGCTGTTACATTTCTGGCGGCAAGTGATTTGCCAGACAATTTTGACGGATAACCAGAGGCTTGGTTTGCTACCTTGGGGTCTAGCGAAACGTGTGCCAAGCCTATCTCTTCAGAAATGCCTATACCCTGACCGATTTTTTCCGGGTCTAAGACATCAAACCGAGTGCCGCCCATCATGTCTGTCGTACCATGAAAACCCATCCGTGGGAAAAACCCGCCAAGCCTTGCAGCCTCGTTTACCAGAAGCTTGACTTTATCCATATCAGGAATAGGACGAGCAAGCTCTCTTTCATACGCTGCGTCCACCTTCTGAAACTTGTGTCTGCCAAGCCCCTCGGTGTCCTGCAAAATCTTGTTTATCATGCCCTTGTCGGTGGCAAACCGTTGCGGATCGGCTCCCGGCTCGTCCTCGATACCCAGTTGACGCTTCACACCCTTCATCAACCTAAGACTCTCTTCCTCGGAAACCACCTCTTCACCCCTAGAGTTGAAGCGTTTCTTGGCTTCTTGAAACTTCAAGCCTTTCCAAGGATCAGTCCCGATACGCTTCTCGTAATAAGCATCGTCCCTTCTGATGGGTCTCCCGGCCCTTACATCTTCCAGCACCTTCTGCTTTAACTCCGGCGTAGCCCTTGCCCCGTAAAGATGCGCCGTAAAACCTGCAATCATATCGTCATTGAACATGAACGGCAGATCATGCTCGTACTTGAGAAGCATATAGTTCTTTAGCTGCTTATCTGTCAGCGGGATACCGAACCGGTCTTTCCAGCGTATCTTGGCTTCTTCCAACAGCTTCATAAACTTCTTCTGATTACGGTTCGCAACCTTCTCGGTCATCGCCCTACCCAAGAACTCAACGGCTCTTTCTTCTCTGGCGTGAACGGCTGATAGGGGTTCAGCCGGTAAATCCAACCTAGCCCTGCGCGGCCCAAACTCACCAAAAAGCTCCAGAAAATCTTGACGCAGTTTTCGATCTCTGGGATTCGATGACCATTGCAGATCATCCAACCAGTTGTGTAAACCTTCGTGGGCTATTGCGTGCTTCGACATACGCCGAGGGTCAACAGTTACGCTTCGTGTATCATAGGTGGCGAAACCACCGGCTAGACCGCCTTCTGGGTGGTCAATGCTTCTGATTGCTTCGGTCAGGTTGAAACCCCGGATCAGCGCAAGCCTGTTCAGTATGTCTATGACCTCCGGGTCTAGTGGTTTTAGCCTTCTTCCCGTTTTACCTGTGACCTCACGCCTTTCTATTTCCAGCTTCCTTCTGGCCTCACCGATAAGCTTCCGCATACCAATGGCATGATCGTGAAATTGTTTCTGTAGTCTGCTGGCTGTAATCTTGTCAATGAACTGCCAGCCAGTAGTACCATCCGGCCTTACAACGGCTTTTTGTACGGAACCGTTGGCTAAGACCCGTACAGGATTCTGTATAACTGTGCCTGTTTTGGGATCTACACCTGTGGGTTCCCAGATATCCAGCCTGTCTATCAACGGCTCACCATCACGGTCTACGATACGTTCGCTGGCTTCCCTAGGAACCTTGGCTACCTTGATAGTTCTTCGCTTGCCGGTAACAGGATCAAGAATCCTCACAGGCTCGGCTGCGCTGGAGAACAGTCTTGTTATGGCCCTCTCATGCGCCCTGCTAACGTCTGCTTCCAGCACCTTGTCTGCTTTGTCTATCTTTCTCCGCGCCTTGTTTACAGCAGTCTGTGCCTGCTTCTTTTCTCTGACACTAAAAGTAACACCTTCGTCCTTTGTTACAGCAAGCCTTTGCTGGGCAACCTCCAACTCCTGTACACCCTCTTCACGCGATAACCTAGCTTTCTGCTTGATTGCTTCCGACGCACCGTAAATTTCAACGTGCCTCTCCGGGGATACCATTTGTGCAGCAGCAACCTCATCTGCCGTCAGAGGCACAGCACCAATACCCGGCCTTTGCATAGACCTAGCTGCTGGCCCCGGCTCAAACGGCTCCAGAAAACCCGCGCCCCTTGTAACGTGTGCCTCAATGGTGGCGGCAACGCCTGCATCTGTGGGAGTCAATGCGTCCTCTATCACACCAACCTTACGACCTATATCACCCTCGTAAACTTCTCCCTTGTTGTATAAGCTGGTGTATCCCACATCACCTATCTGCGACCTTAGAGTAGCATAGGCAGGTATTGGCTCACGCCAAGGGTTGAACATTTTGTTAGGATTACGACCCTTGGCTTCAGCTCTTAGCTCACCTTTCGCAACGAGTGCCTTCAATCCCGGTGGCTTAAACGTGGGCCGTTGCAGAGTTGCGCCGATACCCGCTGCGATAGCTAGTCTGCTGGGGTCGAACTTTCCGTGTGCAAGCTGAAAGCCTCCCTCAATGGCTGTATCAAAGGTTGCGCCAAGTGCCATCTCTGCTAATGCTTGCTTTTCTCCCGGTGCGACTCTTCCCAGCGGCGATTCAAAACCAAGTTTAGACCGTGTCGGGCCTGCTAATCCAGAACGAGTTGTAAAGCTAGTTGAGGTGGGAACGTCTGCTCTAGTAAACCCCTTGCCCCAGCCAAGTTTACCTGTCAAAGCCTGTTTTACTCCGCTTAAACCTTTGACAAACTGTGTTGGTGAAGGCCTGAAAGCCAATCCCGCAGGAGCCATCGAACCGGCAAAAGACCAGTTAGGGTTTGCCATATACGCCTCTTGACGTTCCCTTGCCAGCTCAGCCTCTTGCCTGTCAGTAAGAACGGCAGCTTCAGCAACGTCCTGACCCAAGCTGCCGCCGACTGCACCAAGAAGACCAGCACCACCCATAAGAGCTAGACCGGGCCAGAAACCGATGCCAGTACCTGTCATGTAAGCACCAGCAGTCATCATAGCACCGGCTGCACCTACCCCTGCGCCTGCGTGTTCCTTGGCAGCTTTCCAAGCAGAACCGGGGCCGCTCCAGTATTCTCCCAAATACTCCTCAAGATCATCTTCTGGTATTGCAGCATACCTGTTGGGATCATAGCCCATCTCTCGCAGCCTAGCGTCCAGAAGCAAATTAGAACCCACAGGGTAACGATCAAGAAGTGAGCTAGGTCGCCTTTCTACTATGTGTAACTGAGGCATTGTTTATGGCAACAGATTAGACGGTGGTGCGTTAGTTCTGACCCCTGATGTTGGAGGAAACGGCAGCGGCCAATCAACTCTAGCGGGAGTTAATCCTGACCCTCCCGGTTGATTGAAGAACGGATCGTTAAGAAGTGGATTACGTGATCCAGCCGCCGCTTTTCGGGCTTCTGACTGCATTAGATAGCCCTTCAACTGCCCAAGCTTTAATCTCATATCAAACCTCTGAGGCCCACCTGTACGCAAAAATTCCTGCCCCTCCCGTGTATTAACAAGCCACGATTCAAGAGACTCAATCGCCATGATCTCCTGTCTCTTGGCAGCTAAGTGTGCATCAGCCTCTGTACTCAACAAATCCTCACCTACAGCTCTCTGCACGGCAAGACGGTGTGTATTCAACAAATTTTCAAGTTCTAAGCCAACAATTTGTTTATCAACTATCATTTTGGCGTAGTCAGGAGGTAAAAGATTGTGTACTTGCTTGGCTAAATCATCAGCGCGTCTTTTAGTCGCTACATCTATTGCACCTGTCGCTGTCTTTTGCCCCGCTTGTGTCAAAGCCTCACTTTGTAACAAAGCTGGGGTTACTTCACGCTGTAACACAGAAAGCTCTGCCTTTTGCGGATCAGTTATCTGTGGCCTAGCACCTGCAATAAAATCCTCCCTCGATATCATCGGAGACTCACCAAAGGCTGTTGATTTGAGATATCTTTGCTCTCGCGGAGTCGTTGGTAAACCGCTCAAATGCTGTCTACGCTGTTCATCTGCGATTCTTTTCAGCTTGAGCTGGTCAGCAAAAGCCTGCTTACGATTAAACTCCTCTAACGCCACGCGCTTACGCTCAGCTACAGCTCTGGGTGACGAAGCACGTTTGATAGCCGATCTTTGCTGACTTGCAGCACTCTTTCTTTGCTGTTGTCGAAGTTCTTTGGCGGTAGCATCTCTTGCACCCCTGCCACGCTGCCACATAAGCTCTTTCGTCTTACGCTCTTGCTCAGGCTGTATCGCACCACGGACATCAGCCAAGTTCCGCTGACTTACCGTACCTGCACCATATCGAAATGGAGACACCTTACGCTCCTGTGGGACGTACATACCTTGAGCGCGTAGCTCCTCTATTAACCTACGCTCCTCTTCGTCGAGAGGTCTGCCCATGTTGTATTCGCCACCGAGCGCACCGCTTAATATATCACCAAGACTTGCCATAATAATTACTTCCTTTGACTGTTGGGGTTAAGCCAATCAGTTCTAGACTTTCCGCCTCTTGCTAGTGTGTCGAAAAAGTTACCACCTGCGGTTACACCTTGCATTAAATTAGAGGGCATACCCGGCATCTGGTTAGAGTAGTTCTGCACCGGCTGCACACCTTGGAATCCTGCGGCTATCTGGTTAGTGCCACTGCCTCTGCCTAACACAGCCTGTACAGGATCATAACCTGACCTAGAGCCAGCCATAAAGTTAGTTGCTGTCTGCAAGGCATTACCCAGCGCAGCCCTCTTGCGGTCTAGGGCAGAGCCAAACTGCATGGCGTTCTCGATGGCTGTGAGGTTGCCACCGCCCCCGGCTTGGCCTCTTTGCAAATTCCGTCTGGCGTTCATACGCTCTATCTCTGCACGCTCACCACCGGAGAGGCCACCCATGTTTATGCTACCCAAAAGTTCCTGTAACTTCTGCACCCCCGTCTCTCTGGCTTGCATCCACGGCTGATCAGTTATAGCCAACTGATCCATGACATTCTGAGCCATATACGGCCCTTGCAAATCCATGATGCTCTTATCCGTACCAGCAGCCAGCCTACGCAATACGTGATCTACCTCACCACTAAGGCCAGCGTAGTCAACTGCACCCGGTATAAAGCCTTCTTTATAGTCCTTAATACCCTCTGTACCTTGTGCAGTCTCCCAAGCTAGTCGCTGTTCTTGAGGGGTGAACTGCCTCTGCATATCGAGGTCTTTTTGCATCATCGCTTCTACCTCGTCACGATGCGCCCTCATTATCCTAGGATAAGATTCTGCGTACGCTTTACCGTAGTCTTTGCCTACATCTTTACCTGACCGCTCGCCTTCCTTACCTGCCCAGTAGTCAATCCCAAGGCCTATCGCTTCGGGCCAACCGAAGTCTGATCCAAAAAATCCGTCACCGTTTGCCATATCTCTATCTCCTTAACTGGCCAACACCCCTGCTGTCCTTAGACTCGCAAGAAGCGCATTGATTGTTGTTGTGTTATTACCTGTCGTACTACTGGACACATCTGACACCGTTGCCGCTTGTTTTACCGAACCATAAGCTGCCGTTGTTGCCGCTGGCACGGTAATCCCCGCCAACCACGTGTCAAAATCATCCTTACTGGTGAACAACGTCACCTTGTCCGACTTCGTTACTGAACTTGTTACTGCTATTGACATATCACGCCGAGTATGCTTGGTTAATAAGTGACGACTTCAGCGTCACATCCTTTGCCTCCAGCCTTATCTGAGAAAGCTTGGGCGACCCTTGTAAATAAATTCTGTACTTGATCTTCCATCCTTGACAACCGGACTGCCAGTTAAACGCCAGATTCGCATGGGTGTTTACGTCAAACTCTACCGGAAACACCACCGGGTATCTTACGCCTGACTGTATTAAAGGCAATCCCCTAGTCTGCAAACCGCCATGCGTACCATCTGTACGCACATCATCCACGAATTGCGAGACGGACACATAGCCTGCATTACGGCCCTCTGCGTCGTCGGCCACAGCCGCGTTGGACAGGATACCTGCCACCTTGGTCGCGCTATTCGACAGGGAGCGGCCTTCCTGACCAGAAGTGGCAAACTCCTTATAGACCAGAGTGGCCCCGCTATCGAAGAACACCGTGGTATTGTGTATCGGCAGGTTGTCCGTCGTGACTGCCGTGTCGCCCTCTTGGAACTCGTCCACGGTAATGTAGAGGCTTGTGGAAGAGCCACTATGCAACTCTGTGGTTGCTGTCGAGGGGTAGACTCCCGGTGGGTAGCCGTCGCCGTTGTTGATCTTGAACGTGTGGTAGGCCTCAAAAGGCTTGTTGAACATCATGTTCATCGAGAGAGGCTTCAACTCCACCTTGGGATCGGGCGTACTGTACGCCTTGGTATCCACACGGCCTATAGCAAATTCGGTGCTGCCATAAAGATGCTTAACCCAGAAAGACTTGCTGCTGGGGTCGTCTGTGACCGCAAACAGGTCTTTGCCGCCTGCCGTCGTGACACCCACGGCCATACCCCTTATCGGCGTACAGTAGCTATTCGCATCGAATACATCCACCGAAGTAGCTTCCTCATCCTCGTCTCCCCACGCAACACCTGTCCCGCTAGGCTCCTGACGGTCAAGGCTCACAAACTTCTTGGTGGTCATGTCGTAGACCACGGTAAGATACTGTTCGGGCAGGTTAGTCAACACATGAAAGAGTGCATAACCGTCGTGTACCACGGCACATTGGAAAGTGCCATCCTGTGCTACGTCCTTGAATATGTCAGAGAT